TCAACTACAGGTTCCTCGGTTTCCAAAAACTGGACAGGGGTTGAGCTGGAAGATAATTTTAAACTCCAGCTTGACCCCTCCCTATTTTTTGACGCATCTTTGCAAGAAAGGAGGAATAGTATATTCTCAGTATTGTCAGGAAATCAAGAGTCTACAATAAAGAATAAAGTACTTGCATTAGTAAATGCTATACCCAATGAAGGAACTATTGATGAAAGCCAAGTCATAGAGGAATTTAAGGCTTTCATAGACAAAACATTTGTTGAATCAAAGCACTCAAATGAGTCATTGCTAGTCATAATAGAAAAAGCAAAAAAACTAGTATCCATGTTCAGGGAAGACGTTAGGGTTATGGACAAAACTCTAGAGGGATTAGCTCAAATAAACGATACGCCTACATTTGAAATTACTTCTGTTGAGCATTATGAAAATCTTAAAAATGCAGTATTAGATAAGATAGAAAAAACACGAGAGATTCTCAACAAAAAGAAACAAATCGAAAACGAGATTCTCTCTGCGAAAATAGAAATTGATGAAATAGAAATTGCTAAATCAAAAAAAGCTGACCCAATTGACCCCGCTCCTTTTTTTGCAGAACTAAGAGAACTTCAAGATGCACACAATCAAGAAAAAGCAGTAATTGAAAGTAAGATATTATTATTTGAAACAAAAATAAATGAATCAAAATCATTGCTATCTTTAAAAATGGGAGAAGATATGTCTTTCGAGGAAGTAAAAAAAATAATTCCAGAAGGAAACTTCAATGTACATGTAGAAGTATTAAATGAAGGCGGAAGCCTAACTACTTCTGTTTGGAAAATAGAAAGCTTTGATTTAAAAAACCAACAAGAAGAAATTACTAAATTAAGTACTCAATTAAATTCATTGAATCAAGCATATCATGAAGCATGCGCTCCGTTAGAGCAAAAAATTAACGAAGCAAAGCAAATTGATAGTCAAGCACCAACAGATTTAGATGAATTTTTAAAAACAAAAGTAAAAAATCTTACCGAGCAATATAATCAAATTTCTAATAATAAAAACTTAGAATCTGATTTTGATGCTCTTCACGATGAATCATTGAGATTAGAGGAAGCAATAAGGAAAGCATCTAGTAAAAAAATTGATTCCGAAAAAATTGAAAAAGCGAGAAAGCAATCAGCTATTTCTGGACTTAGGCTAGCGCTTGCAAAAACAATTCAAAAGGCAATGATTGATTTCTCTCAAGACATTACTGACTCCACTCTCTCTGGATTGTTGTCCTCAATGAATAAATTTGCTAACGGAATAGATTTGCCAAACTATGCAATTTTGGATGGAGAAATCGGTTACTATAGTAAATCCACTTTTGTTCCTAGTAGTACTTTTTCAGGCTCAGAATTTGCAATATTGAGATGTGCTGCGACAATAGCTTTAGCTATGAATAGTATGTATAAGATAGCTATTATAGACGAGCTTGGAAGGTTTGATGCAGATAGGAAAATCAAAACATTAAAATGCCTAAAGCAATTAACTGACGATGGAGATTTAAGTCAATTCATAGTGGTTGATGTAATAAGCCCGTTGTATGATTTTGGAATAAATATAATCTCAATATAAAAAATAAAATGAATAAATTAGATAATGAACAACAAGCAGCCATTGGCGCGGATATAAACAAAAAAATATGCGTAGTAGCAGGAGCAGGAAGTGGTAAGACTACAACTTTAGTTGCTAGGATTAACCACTTAATAGAAAATGGAATAGACCCAAAAGAAATTGCATGTATAACATTTACAAATTCCGCAAGCCAAACAATTAAAAAAAGGGTAAGTGGAAACCTTAAGTTTATAGGAACACTCCATTCTTCAATGTTTGGAATGCTTAAAGCAGTAAACCAAGAGCTATGTATACTGCCTGATGAAGAATCATTAATAATACTTCATAAATATGCAAAGCAGTTGAAGTTAAAAAGGAAATCTAGAAAGTACTTATCTTCATTGAGAAGGAACTTTTGGAAAGATTCAATTGCTATTGATTCAATTGCTTTATCCTTAAAAAAGCTTAAAGCTATGTATTTAGAGCATGTATTCAGTATGAATGCCTTAGATTATGATACTATACTGATGGCTGGTCTTGATATGCTTAAGAATAGCATTTCTTGCTCAGATATTAAGTATTTGTTTATTGATGAGTATCAAGATTCATCTGAAATTGATTTAGTTATATATGATGAAATATGCCCCCAGAATCAATTTGCTGTAGGAGACCCTAGGCAAGCAATTTACGGCTTTAGGGGAGATTGTTCTGTTGATTTTTTGTCTATAAATGAAAACTTTGAAGAGGTTTATTTTTTAAATAACAACTATCGGTCAAATGATAAAATAGTAAGCTTCGCAAACGAGTTGCAACCTGAGTATCAAGCTATGGTATCAAAGTGCGATAAAGCTGATGGTAAGAGCATACACATAGCAAGCTTGGAGTCAGAAGCAGATGAGTTACATTTTATTTGCAACTACTTAGATATGACAGCAGATGAAGTAGCAATTTTATGTAGGACAAACAGCCAATGTAGGATTATAGAAGACCAACTATCCGCAAAAGGCTGGCGCTATGACTCAAATAAAACACTCATTGCATTGGCAGATTTTTGGAAAATCGAATATTTGTTAAATTTATACGAAAACCCAAGTAGTAAAACAGCAAGCGAGCTTTACCTTAGAAAATTGGAACCAAATAAGAGCGATGGATATTACCTAAGTTCGCTAGATGCCATGCCCTTGGTGAAAACTGACCCTAGTTTTTCTATAGTTAGATTTTTATTTGAAAACGGAGTTTCAAGGTTAACTTTGTCAGAGCTTTCAGGGAGAATTGAAAATTTTGAAGAAATAACAGATACGTTAGAATTTTCACAAGCTATTAACCAAGCTAAGAACTCAGCATCTATTATTAATCAAGGAGATATTTATCCAAGGTTTTTTGTTGGAACAATGCATTCTGCAAAGTCAAGAGAATGGGATTCAGTAATAGTTCCGTTTTGCTATGAGGGAAATATCCCACTCGCTAATCAAGATAAGGAACAAGAAAGAAATTTATTTTATGTTGCATGCACAAGAGCGAAGAATAAATTAATAATAACTAATTCAAGTCGAATAAAGCCAAAGTACATTCAATATAATAGTGTTCACAAAAATAGCATTGACTTAGAAGAAGTAAAAACATCATCATTTATCAATGATATTGACAAGGAAAGCATAGAGATTAAATTTTTGCATAACTCTTAAGTTAAGCACGGAGGTTCGTTTTGGGGTAGGCGAACCTCCTTTTTTTGACTCAAATTTATAATTTGTTTAATAAACTAATAAAAAAGTTTGACTTAATCATTTTTATGTATTTACATATAAGCATAACCAATAAAATAAAATGACAGACGAATTTAAAATTATACCTAACAAGAATAAAAATATATTAAACTTCAATGGGAATGGGTTTGGCGAACAGCCAGAGTTTTACCAAGAGGAAATCACCATAGATAACCCTAAGTCCATAAGTGAAGTTACCCGAAAATTAATGCGTAAGGAAAGGATAAGAAAAGAATTTTTTTCAAAAATATACAAACCCACAAAAACTCATTATTGCCCCAATGAATGCTCTACAACTATTTTTGGCGTTATTGCTGGTCAAAACACTACTGTAAATCAAGAAGTTTGCAGAAAGGTACACTCGGAAAGAAAAAAGTATAACTTTCCTACATATTTTGTTGAACAAGATTTATTAAAAATGATTCAAATGACTCAAATTAAAAAGAGTCTATCGCTTGATGACTTAAATTGGCCAATTAATTCAATGTTTTTCGTTTTCCCAAAAAAACATTACTTGGCGGGAACTCATAAAGAAAATCCAATTTATGCTCAAGGAGTTTATGTTTCACGCTCTTTTGATGTTCAGACCTTAGAGTGGCAATTGACTGCAAAACAAAAAGGATTAAATGCTTCTGACTATCGTATGTACGATAAGGATTTGTGTGACGATTTTACAAATATTCTAGATACTGAAAATTTCAACCAAGCAAAATACGATAAAGCAAAAAAGAAATGGGAGAAAGTTTACGGAGATGGTATTACTATTATAGAATCCCTCGCAATGGCTGTACCTCTTTCAGATGGCAGTATGTGTACTATGAGCTACCCCATTTCAGGAAATGACTTCTTGACCACACTAAAGATATACAAGAGCATTTACACCTATGAAGACCCTGAAGGTAACGTTACAACGGAAGATGCATACAAGAAGTCTCCTGATGACTACACGCTTATGGGGAAGCTTCCAGATGGTTCTTTAATTGAAGACGAAACTACAATGATGCAGGATATTGCGCTTAATGCAATGAAGCTAATTGTTTATATGGCTTCAAGGAAAGCTGAGTGGACAAAAAAAGAAACAACTTGCGGGGTAGTGAAGGGTAGAAGGTTTGGTAAGTCAAAGCTTTGGACTCCTAATTATTTAGGGAAAAAATATTCAGGTTATATCAGTAGCCAAAATAAAAGAAGCGAAGAAACTTCGAGTAAAAAATTAAAATTCCATTGGAGGCTAGGATACCAAGGGGTAAGGTGGCACGGAAAAGGCAGAACCCAAAAAAAATTAGTGTGGGTATTGCCCTACAAAGTAAATGAAGAAAACAAATAAATTATGAAAAATGAAACAAACTCATATAAATCAATAGTTAAGTTTATTGAAGACAGCGAAGATGAAAAAGACAGCTTGCAGAAAGTATTCTGTGACGATGGAGCATCTTTTAGTGAACTTGCATCATATTACAGCACGACCCCAATAATTATGAGAAGAATTGTAATGGAAATACTTGGGGAGGACGGATATATGCACGCTAAAAACCAAAGAAAGTTCCTGACTCAAAAACGCTCTAAATGGACTGCTGGATTGGTAAAATACGGAAGAGCAGGATTAATATACAGGGTTATAAAAATGCTCATAGATAGCGAAAAAAGCTATTTCCAAATATCTAAAGAAATGAATTGCTCAAGAGAGAGAGTTGCACAAATTGCATACGAATGCATGGAGCATGGAATATCCTTGAATGAGAAAAGATTAGAGCGAATCAAAACCGAAAAATACTACAAAAATAGGCACATAAGAGGCTACAATAAATAAAATATGAAAATAAAAAGAAAACCTATGCGCAGAGACCAAAACAACAATATTATCCCAGAACCTGAAACTGATAATCCCAATACAATATTCTATCGCCCAAAACAAAAATGGGTTGGCGGAAAAATTAAGGACGGAGGCAAGTGGGTTAAAGAAACAAATAAAAAAAATGCATAGTAAACAAATAACCGAAGAAAAAGAATTAATCTCGCAGCAAGTAAGAAACTGGAATGGCTCACAGCTTGTTTTAAATAATATAGTGCATAGGCTCTCAGTTCTAAGAAATCTGTATGAGCAAGAAGAAATAACAAATAAAAATAATAATGAAAAACAAATTAGACCAAGACAAAGCCCTATCGTCTCTACGTAAACTTAGGACACATGTTTTTGCTTGCATTAGGCAATTAGAAAGAAACGGAGTGGACACTAGCAGAATTGTTAAAGCAAACAGAGACCTTACGGATGTTTGGCTAGATACTTTAAAGGCTCAAGCAGATAGTCCCATAAAAGGATTTCAGTCTTACATGAAAGCAAGAGAGAAAAGAAAAAATAAATCTTTTTTTCATAAATTAATCTGCACATTCAAATAAATGAAAACATACTACAAAACAGACAAAAATGGAATGCGTTGGCAAATATGGAAGCAAAATAATGGAGGACAAAACTTATGGGCAGTATTACCCGTAGGGCATGATAGCTCAAGTATTTTTGCCGATGCTGCACCCACTAAAGAAGAAGCCCTGAGTCTCATTGAACAAATGTCAAATGCGAACAAAGAAGAGCGTGAAAAGTGGAGTAAACATGGACTAGAATTATGAGTGTAAATAAAAAAAGAAAATCTATAGTAAGAAAACCTCCCCCAAAACCATCTCAAGTAACGACTATTGAATGGGGTGTTTACAAAAGAGCAAGCCAACCTGAATCTGGGGGGAATTGGGTAAATTCAAATTACAATGGAGGATGCTTACTTACAGGTCGAACCTTTGAAGAAACAAGTTCAGTTAAAGCTCTTGAAAATGCCTTTTCTTCAATAGCTCAAGTACTAGGAGAGATAAACTTACAAGGAGGCTCAATGAACTCATCAGAAATAAGAATATGCATAAAGCAGGGTTAGGATAAGGTCATAAAATGTTTATTTTTATGTATTTACGAAAATGCTTGGATTATTGACATATTCCCTAAATGGGGAATACGATGAAAACATGGCAGTTAAAAAAATACCCTCTGGCACTACAAAAATTATTGAAAAAAGCAGGAATGTTCATTTCATAAAACACGCTTTAAAATCAACAAAAGAAAAAGATTCTTTTTGGGTTTTACTGAGCTTTGATAGGCATCACGATAACCCCAAGTCAAATAATGCTTTAGAAAAAAGGCATCTTGAACAAGCGCGTGAAAAAAATGCAATTATCGTAGATGGCGGCGATTTGTTTTGTGCGATGCAAGGGAAGTATGACCCAAGGTCTGACAAAAGAGATGTTAAACCAGAACACCAAAATGGTGATTACCTTGACAGCTTGGTATCTACTGCAGCAGATTTCTACGGCCCATATGCAGACCTTTTTGCAATCATGGCCCCTGGCAATCATGAGACAAATATATCTAAAAGGCACGAAACAAACCTAACGGAAAGATTAGTCAGCATGATAAATGATAGGCATGGTTCAAAAATACATGTCGGTGGATTTAGTGGTTGGGTTAAGTTTCAAATCTTAGTTTTCGGACAATGCATGACAATAAACTTATGGTATCATCATGGATACGGAGGGGATGCTCCCGTAACTAAAGGCGTTATACAAACTAATAGGCAAGCAGTCTACCTTCCTGATGCTCACATAGTAGCAACTGGTCATACGCACAATGAATGGCAATTTCCAATACCACGAATAAGACTCTCTTCGCATGGTAAAGTTTATCATGATGAACAACTACATTTAAAAGTTCCATCATACAAAGAAGAGTATGTAGATGGATATGGAGGTTGGCACATTGAAAGAGGGGGCCCGCCCAAACCAGTTGGTGCTGTTTGGTTAAGAATTAGCGCTAATAAAACAACTAAAAATGGAGTTAGCGTTTGCGACCCAATAATTGAGGTAACTAGGGCAAAATGACCAAAAACCCTAATGATACTCTTTGTGAGCAAATAGATGAATTTCAGTTTAAGATTGAAAACACTATAGATTACTATGTTAAAGAATTTGACATCCCATTTCATGCAATTGTTGGTGTTTTAGAGGAAGTAAAAAAAGATTTCCTCGACAGCGCGTCAGATATAGTTTTTGAAATGGATGAAGAAGATGATGAAGAATAAAATAAAAATATTACAAAAAATGGTTAGTGATTTTGCGAAAGCAATGACACGTTCCGCAAAAGAAGGATTTCCCGCAACACCTAGGGGGGTATATTTGTCACGCAGACACAGATGTAACAGATGCACAAGTAAAGCTCAATGCCCTCATTGCAATTGCGTCCTTTGGCTAAAATGCTCTATGGCGACAGAAGAATGCCCTTTAGGATATTGGCCAAAATTCAATGATGAATCACCCGAAGAATATGATAAAAAAGTTTCTAAAAAAGAAATTGAAAATTTAGAATAGTATGATTTGATATTATAAATAAAATAAAACTAATAATGATAATAATAAGAAATAAAACAAAAGACCCATTTGCGAGAATTCCACTTTTGTTACTAAGTGATTCGCAATTAAAATGGAAAGAAAAAGGTTTACTATGTTACTTACTAAGCAAGCCAATTGGATGGAAGCTGCAAATCAATGATTTAGTAAATCGCTCCCAAGATGGCAAGGATTCCGTTTATGCTAGTTTGAACTCATTAATAAAGCATGGATATTGCTTACGTACTGAAACAAGGGACGATTCTGGGAAAATATTCGGTACAGAGTATGCGATAGCAGACAACCCATGCTTCCTTGACCCATCCCAAGCAGAACTAGAAATGTCATTTGAATATCCGCTTGCGGGAAATCCCGATACGGAAAAGCAGACTATTAGTAATAAAGAATATAGTAAGAAGGAAAGTAGTATAATTAATAAATTAAAAACTAAGACAAAAACTAAAGAGGATTTCCCTTGGGCGCAAGTTATGGCAATATTTAAGGAGAAGAGACCGCAAAAAAAATATAGGACTAATCCTAGGGGAGTTACAGATAGGAACTTAAAGTCATTTTGGCGAAGGAATGGAAAATCGGTTTCAGTATTTAATTTGCTCTGTGATAACATAGTGAAATCAAGCTACCTTATGGGTATAGGAGCATATGAAGGAAAGTTTCCAGTTCCAGACCCCACGTGGTCTTGGGTTTTTTCAAAAAGCAATTCAGGTGAATGGAAGTGCGACAAGATATTAAGGGGTGACTACTCTGATGAAAAAATGTCTTTTATCGTGGATGCAGACACAATAGTTAGTGCGGTAGTTATAGGAAAAGGGACACTAGATATAAATACGGCAGAAAAATTATCGAACGGAGGATTGAGGTACGAAAAAGTAGGAACGGATGAGTATACAGGAATTGATAAATATATAGATAAAAAATAATGAATGCACAGGAATTAAAAAAAGAGTTAGCAAGTAATGCAATATCGGTATGTCAGCATTTATTTCCAAACGGAATAAATAAAGGTAATGAGTGGCTAGTAGGCTCACTAGATGGAGAGAGCGGAAGAACATTACAAATTTGTATAAAAGGAAGTAAAGCGGGAGTATGGGCTGATTTTAACGCAGGATGTAAGGGTAACAATTTACTAGAGCTTTGGATTCAGAAAACAGGAGACACGTTTCTTAAGTCATTTGAAGATGCAAAAAGCTTTCTAGGTATAAAAGAAGATAGCGGAATAGCGCCCCCAATAGCTAAAAAAGAGTACTCAAAACCAAAAGAGCCGTCAGGAACATTATCTGATAAAGCTTTGCAATATTTTGAGGGAAGAAAAGTTAGTAGGGATATAGTAAATATATATAAAATTTCATCTATGCCTAATGATGACATAGTTTTTCCTTATTATTCAGAAAAAGGAGAGCTAGAGATGGTTAAGTATATAGGAATCGATAGAGAAAATGGAAAAAAGAAAGTTCGTGCTTCCGCAAACTCAAAGAAAACTTTATTTGGTAAGCATACAATAAATGACAACGATAGCTTTATTATTATAACTGAAGGCGAGGTTGATGCTATGTCATATGCAATTTGTGGATACCCGTCTCTCTCTGTCCCATTTGGGGCAAAGTGGGAGAGTGAAACTGGTACAGACCCAAATTCAGAATGGATTAGTAATGATTGGGACTTCTTGGAACGTTTTGAGAAAATATACATATCGATGGACATGGATGAAGCGGGTCAAAAAGCTTTAAAGTCTATATCCAAAAGGCTTGGAATAGAAAGATGCCTAGCAGTAAAATTGCCAAAAAATGATGCAAATGAAGTATTAGTTGAAAAGGGAATGCCTGCATTACACGAGGCATTTAATGCTGCAAGTTATATAGATAATGAAAAATTAAAAAATGTATCAGAATTCAAGGACAGAATGCATGAAAAGTTTTTTGGGAATGAAGAGGTAACGTTAGGTATTCCACTACCTTGGAATATTCCGTTTCATTGGAGAATGAATGAGCTTACAGTACTTACTGGATTTAATGGAAGTGGCAAAAGTATGTTTTTAAATTGGCTATGTGTTAATTTATGCCAAATGGGCAAATCCACATGCATAGCTTCTCTAGAGATTAGACCCGATGAAACGCTAAGAGCACTAGTAAGGCAATCAGTCGGAGCTGACTGCCCTAAAGATGAGACTCACTTAGATGAATCATTAAAGTGGCTAAGTGATGGATTTTGGTTCTTTGACCACCACGGAGGGGTAAAGGTAGAGGAAATGCTTCAAGCCTTTATATATGCCCACAGGAGGCACAATGTGCAGTTTTTTATTATAGATAGCTTAATGAAATGCGGTTTAAGATTCGATGACTATAATGCTCAAAAGAAAACAATGGATTTACTCACGCAGTTTGTTGATAAATATGATGTTCATGTTTTTCTAGTCGCCCACTCAAAGAAAAAAGATAATGAGCAAGAGAGGGCAGGCAAGATGGATGTAAAAGGTATTAGTGAGATAACAGACAACGCACACAATGTTTTATCTATTTGGAGAAATAAACATAAGGAAGAAACTATAAATACATTAAGGCAAAGCCAAAATCCTCAAGATAGAATTAAGGAAGTCGAAGTATCGAAATCTGTACATGATGCAGTTTTTAGTGTAGAAAAGCAAAGGGGAGCAAAAGGCGAAGAGCCAAAACTTAAATTATTTTACAATATAAACACTAGACAATACCATACAGAGCATGGGCAGAAAGAAACATTTGTAGAAAGTATAATAACAACAACACATCCACCAAAAATAGAAACATATCAAGAAATAGAGGAGGATATTTATTAATGAAAACGGAAGAAATTTTAAAGTTGCTAGATAATTTAATTAAAGGGCTATGTAGGCACAAAGAAAAAGTAAAGATAGGCATTGCTGAACTTCAACATAGCGTATCATTTTCAATAAGTGTTGACGCACAAGACCAAGCAAAAATTATAGGCGGCAGAGGTTGCAACATAAAAGCAATAAAGCATTTATTTGAGCAAGCTTCTGCTTTAGACCCAGTCGATTATAAACTGAAAAAAATTAGGGTTTTCTTAGAAAACTCAGAAGGCTTAAGTCACTCAACTCCAGAAAAATTTGAAAAAAACCCAAACTGGGATTCTTCTCCATACAGAGATATAGCTGAAGATTTACTAGCTCTAAGTTTTGATGGAAAAGTAAGTTCAACTGACTTAGGTGCAATTTCGGTGTTTGAATGCGAAGTGTTTGAAGAAATTGACGAAGAAAGCAAAGATTCAATTGCACAGTTAATATCAGCTATAGGAAAATGCAACGGAGGCACAATTGAAGTCTCATTTGTCTGAAGATGATTTAAAAGAGCTTAGGAATAATGTAGTAGCTGAATCAGCAACGAGGTATATATTCCAGTCGTTAAGTCAAAAAGGATGTGCCCATGTCGTAGATTTATTGGAAAATGATTTAAATGGGGAATGCAGTTGCCAGCACTATCAATACAGGATTACACCTATGATAAAGCAAGGAATTATAAATCCTGAATCCGAAAAAGCGCGTTGCAAGCACATAAGAATTGCTAGACAATTATTCTATGAAATTGCAATCAAAGTAGTGTCAGAAAAGATATAAATGAAACGTAAGCCATTAAAAAGAAAGACCCCAATGAAGCGGAGTCAAAAACCAATGAAGAGGACACCCTTAAAACGGCAAAGTTCAAGCAAGTCTGCTAAGGAAAAAAGACAAAGTTATGCTACTGCCAAAAAACAATATATGCATGATAGAGGATGCAAAAAACACCATTGCGAAAGATGCGAAGGGTTGTACGGCATAGAATACCTAGATTTGCATCATAAATCAGGCAGAAAAGGTTCCTCCCTAAATGAAAATGGAATTATGGAAAGAAATCTAACCAACAAAGCAACATTTATGGCAGTATGCAGAACTTGCCATGACTGGATTCATAAAAATCCAATTGAGAGCAGAGAGAAAGGATGGTTAATATGAAAGAATTATTAATAGCTGTTCCATCCCTTGGCAGGCCCTACCAAATAGAAAAAAACACAGGGTTTTGGCTTAAGGAATTAAAAAACTTTGACTATAAAATATTTATAGAACCAAGAGAAAGGATTTACTACAAGCAAACATGCAATCAAAAACACTTAATATCTACCGAAAATGATATTGGTCTAAAAGGGCAAATATACAACATAAGAGATTACGCTAGAGACAAAGGATATAAGTACATCATGAAATGTGATGATGATATGTGGTTTCTAAAAAAAGGCGTAGGCAAAAAAAGATGCGTTGAAACTATCGAGCATGCATTAGCAGAAATAACCCATGAGATGGAAAATGACAGCTCCATTGGCGGAGTAACAATAACAAAGGCAGCTGGATATTTAAGAAATCCAGCAAAATCTTTATGGCTGTATAAAAAAAATAAACCTTTTTATTCAAATAGCATCTCAAGAACAGAGTTATTCAATGTCCCTGAAGAGGCAGATATATTCGTGGATTTATCTTTAGCATTAGAATGCGTCACTAAAGGTTTTTCTACAAAAACATATGGCAGGGCATATGAATCATGTATAACATTTAAAAATAAAGGTGGATTTCAATCAACCGATAGGGATGCATTATCAAGAGAAGTATTTAAAAAGTTAAAAAAAGTTTACCCCGAAATTAAGGAAAGGCCCGAAACCAAAAACCCGTGCTTCGACATTGATGTTTCTGCATATTTCTAATGTTTAAAAAGAATACAGGAAAAGCGTTGGAAAACTTAATAGAAAAACAATCTGAGTTTTTTCACGCAAAAGGATTATTGTATCTTCAAAAAGTAGACCCTCCAACTAGAACAATTAATACAAGGAGTGGGAAATTAACAACATTATTACCGAACCCTTTTCCTGACTTTATTGGTTGCTTACCAAGCGGTCAAATGGTCTGCATAGAGGCAAAATCAAACCAGCACAAAAGCCTACCTTTTGGCAAACAAGGAATCAGGCAAAAACAATTAGATGATTTAATTAAATGGAAATCAGCAGGAGCTAAAGTAGGGGTAATTTGGCAAAACTTAAGTGGGTATTATTGGGTAACGCTTGAATGCATTAGGAAAAGTGTTGCTAATGACAGAAAAAGTGTTCCTATTGAATTTGCAGAAAAAATAAACGAAGAAAAAGGATATATCCTTAATTTTTTGAAATACTTATAAAAATGGAACAATCAAATATAAATAAAAAATTAGAAGTTCATGAAATAGATATAACCTCAGTAACTCCAGCAGAGTATAATCCTAGAACTTTATCTCAAAAGAAATTTGAAGACATAAAAGATTCTCTGACAAGATTTGGTTTTGTTGACCCAGTTATAGTTAATAAATCGAAAGAAAGGGAAAACATTATTGTAGGAGGGCATCAGCGAGTAAAGGTAGCAAGAGAAATGGGCTACAAGTCTGTGCCAGCAGTATTCGTAGATTTAAATTTAGAAGAAGAAAAAGAATTAAACGTTAGGTTAAATAAAAACCAAGGAGAATGGGATTTCTCAATACTTAAACAAACATTCAACTCGGAAAATTTAGTAGATTGGGGTTTTGCTGAACAAGAGTTGTCATCTCAATTTAAAGAAATTGATAAAATAGAAGAAAAAGCATTAGAAGAAGAAGCGGAGTTAAATGAAAAAAAATATCCCATAATCCCTAAGTACAATGAAAAGTACACAACTTTTTTAATATTTTGTAATAATGAACTAGATGTTCATTGGATGAAAAATTTTCTTGGATTAACTGAAACTCATCAAGATTACAAAAGCAATGCAGTATCTCCCTCGCATTGCATAACGGCTGAAAGGTTTCAAGAAATAATACTTAATAATTCGGAAGCTCCTGCTGATGAATGAAATAGTAAAAGTTGTTAGCCCTAGTATGGGCAGAGCAAGGAGTACAAAGACTCAAAACATAATAGATAATGTAGCTTTTGTAGTGCCAAATAGAGAAGCTGATGAATATAAAGAATCATTACCAAATAATGAAATAATTGGATGCCCCGATAGTATTAAGGGAATAGTAGCAACTAGGCAATGGATGCTTGAAAAATGGTCGAATATATTTATGGCAGATGATGATATATATGTAGTGAGAAGACAATTTGAAGTGACACAAAAAGTTGAAACTAACGTAACAGACCCAAGTTTTGCATGGCAGTTAATTCAAGATTTAGCATCAATTACAAAGCAAATGGGAGGTTTCCACTTTGGGTTTTCAAATGCAAGAGAGCCAGTTCAGTTTGAGGCTGGCAAGCCAATCGTTCATACAAAATACATAAATAATAGTTTTATGGGATTTTTAGAAGGTCACAATTTGAAATATGACTTAACCTTCGATGAGGCGGAAGATTATTACATATGTTGCATGAATATTTACAAAAATAGATTTTCAGTAATTGACCAAAGGTATGTATTCAAGACATATCAAAATTTCACCGCAGATGGAGGCTGCTCGCTTTATAGAACCCAAGAGTCAATGGTAAGGAATACTGAAAGACTACGTGCTTTATTTGGAGCTGAGATAGTTAAGGATAAAGTCATGAGTAAATTGAAAAAATCAATAAACAAGGGAGAGCGAACCCTAATATTTCCATTCTAATGAATGATGGCATAGAATTAAAAAAATATGCTGAAATGCTAGATAAAACATACGATTTGCTTAACTTGGCAAAAAGTAACAAAAACTTTGAAAATGAAATAGCGGCTAAGATTTTAGAATATAAAATTATGTTAATTAAATCTTTAATCAAAAAAAAGATAAAATTAAGATTTATGAAAGGAAATCGCACTCGCATAAATTCCTAGAATGTTTATATTAATAAAATGCAGAGAAATGGTTCTTCAGTTTTTTTTATACCTTATTCCACATGGTATCCTATATGTGGATTAAAGTTTTTATTAAGGAAGCACATATCAAGTTTTGAAGCATACACGGAGCAGGAAGCTTCATGGAAAGCAAAAAAACAAATCAAAAATAAAAACAAATGGATGAGAATAGAATTTGGAAAACCAATAATTGATATTGAATTTCTTGCTATAGTGTCCAAACTGAAAATAAGGAAAAAATTATGCCAATAAAAGATTATATACCATTTCTAAAAAGCTCAAAGCAAGAAAACCCGCTGCCAAAATTTTCAGAATTTGATAAAAATGAAAAAGATTATCGGTTCATTGAGCGAATTACAAATTTCAAACTTAGTGAATTAGCAGATTACGAATCATACTTAAAAGGAGCGACAGAAAAAGTATGGGCAAGCTTCAAAGCATGCGATATAACTTCAAATACGATATTACAAACTCAATACGAAGTAGCATCTGAAGGAGGAACTGTCGTAAATAATACAGATTTGAACAATTTATTAGCGGAGCCTAATCCTCATGACACTTTTGAAGAACTCTTATATTTAACATGCTTTCATTTAAAAGCTGTTGGTAATGCGTATTGGTTAAAAGACAGAATAGATAGTGCTGGAAGACCATCGGCTTTATATCCGCTCCTCCCGCAGTATGTTAACATAGAAACGGACGAATCTACAAAAATTAAAAGTTACGAATATAAAATAAATGGAAAAATTATAGACCTAGACCCATCTGAAATTATACATTTTAAAAGACCTCACCCGAATGAGTCTGTTTTTGGTCTTGGTGATATAGAAGCATCACAACCATTATTTAATACATTTATAAATAATGACAACTATTCACAAAATTTTTATAAAAATGGAGCATTTCCTTCAGGGGTTTTAGTAAGAGATGAATATGACGGGGATGAAGTTGACTGGCAAAGAATGAAAAGAAAATGGGCTTCAGAGTATACTGGTCAAGGCTCACAAGGCAGAACTGCATGGCTGAACGGAAAATGGAGCTACATACAACTAGGACTTTCTAATAAAGATTTACAAACTATTGAGCAGTCGGAGTTAAATACAGAGCAAATATTTTTAGCGCATGGGGTTCCTTTATCGGTGGCTGGAATAAAAGAATCTTCAAATTATGCAACGGCAAGACAGGAATACATAAATTTCAGAAGACATACTGTTCTACCAATGGTGCAATTAATATTCAGCAGAATTAATCACCCTACTGGCTTCATAAAAGCTTTTAATAAAAATTGGAAATTAAGTTATAAGCTTTCAGGCTTAATTGATGTAGAGCAAGCAGCTAAAGATTATGAGCTTTTAGTTAAGTATGGCGCGATGACATTAAACGAGTATAGGACTGCTTGTGGATTAGATGAAAGTTCTGATGAAAATCATTCAAGATATTACACAGAAAGTACAAGAGTTCCTCTAGAAATTGCAGGAGCAGAATCTATTTTGATGTCCGAAAGATTTAGGCTTCCTAGTGACCAAGAACTTGACAATGAGTTGCAGGATAACGAAATCCAACTCCCAGACGACCCAGAATTAAAAGAAGACAGAGAGGAAGAAAAAATCGGACAGCATCCTGATAGCATACACCTTAAGACAGATAAGGTTTTAATAATAAATCCGACTAAAGAAGTGTATGACGGCTATCCAAGGACAGCTAAATTAAACGCTAGGAAATCAGTAGGTTTTAGAAATTCAGGATTTTCTGGAGGCACACTAAAAATGTGGGCTATAGCGACAAGAATGTCTAAAGGCGAAAAATTATCACTTGAGCAAGTTCAGTTAGTAGCTTCAAAAATAGGATTGATAAAAGAAAAAAATAAATCCTATGGTGAGTCAAAATATGCAGTTCATCTAGATGCGTTTGGTGGAGCTAGTGGAATGAAATGGGCAAAAGATTTGTTAGATGGGATTACAAATAAATCTATAGACTGGGAAAAAGTTAAAGAGGAGGAATATTTTAGGGATGCAGACATAGAAGACTTGGAATCCTGAAAAATAAATTCAACTTGACATGAAATGAATGTAGATTTCAAAAATCTTTCATGGATGATGACGACTTCGTCAATAATGCATTTAAAAAAACCTCAAAGCCTAAAAGGAGGAGTGAATCTTTTGCTGAACTTAAAAAAGCAGTAGATGAAGGTTATGAGAGGTTTTGGTCAAAACCACATAGAATAAAATTACGCCCTCAAGTCATACCTTTTGGATATTTAGATTTTTCAGGAGACGGAGAAGATGAAAAACGTGACTCTAGTGACTTGACTTAAATTGTAAATAAATAAACAATTATAAACAGCTATGAATATCGTAAAAACTTTACAAGTAACTTTTGATGAACAAAACCCTGACTTACGTCATTCTAAATTTACGACACCTTCCCTTGGGTGGGTAGATGGAATTAGGAAGAAATTTCCTGAAATATGGGAATCAGGGGACAATGGAACTTCAGATGATGCTTTTTATACATGGAAAGATTACGAAAGCGGTGTGCGCTCAGAGGCTACTGATAAATGGCTAGTAATGCGCGAGAAATGGGCTGAATCACACAAGGAAGACGGTACCAATCTAATCGATTCTGATACCTGCCCAACTCTAGCAAAGCAAATGGTCAATATGATTAAGTGGGGAGTAGTAGGAAATATTGGACTTGATAATATTATATCAGTCATAAGCGATTTAATAGACGGGAAAGTACATGCAAAAAATATCAATTTTGAAAAAATGCATGGAGATTATCCTGAAACAGCAGCCGATAATGCAAAAAAAGCATTAGCTTGGAAAGACGAACATTCAGATAGAAACAAAGAGTCTATTTGGGCATTAGCCGAGAAATATGTAAGTGGTCAAAAATTTACAGAATTTGAGCTTAGAAGTATTGCAAGATTTGAATCTCAAAAAGAACATGCAGGCAAGAAGTACAAATCAATTGAGCCAGTACTTTATGATGCCGTTGGAGGAACAAATGGAATAATTTGGGCAAAAAGAATCATACAAGGAATAGATTCGTCTAAAAAAAAAATTTACAACCAACGCTATAAAGCAGCGGCAGACGCTCTAAAAAGTGAGCATGATGTAAAGCATATTAGGAATGTCGAAGAAACAGCCGATTCTTATATTATAGAATTTGGTAAATCTGATGACGACATAATGAGTGAAGAAGAAGATTACGTAGAGTCAGAAAAAGTAGATTCCGTACCATCATATCTTAAATTAAATGCAAAACGTGGATTAAGCCTCCTTGAGCATGCTGGAGGAGGACTTACCGAGGGTACTAAAAGAGAAGCGAGAGCAATGGTTGAAGGAAGTGTATCTGACGGTAAAGTTGTTCGTATGAGTGCTTGGTTTTTAAGGCATAAGGATGATTTAAGCTCATCTGATGCAAGTGCATATTTGCGCGGAGATAGTGACAAACCAACCGCTGGTCAAGTAGCATGGTTATTATGGGGTGGAGATTTATCAGCCTCTAATCGAATGCGCGCACAAAAATGGGCAGAGTCTAAAGCAGACAAAATAAGGGGTGAAGAATCTGAAAGCAGTTACCACGATGAAGAAGAAGAAAAAGGCAACTATGAAGAAGAAGAACGCTCCGTTGTTTCTTTTAATGTTAAAGGGAAAAAATATTTTGCTAAATTATTAGAACAAGGTCAGTCAACTGATGAAGTGGAGCTATTATATAAAAGCGAAGATGGAAACCTCTTTAATACAGGAACAAAAATTTCCTTACCTGAAGAAGATTTTGTTTCTGAAGAAATAGATGCCCCTAATAGAGTTGCGAAAAATTGGTCAACGCAGGCTCCGATAACGGAGACTAAATCGTTTGAAAGTATTAAAGACGAAAATGGTATTGTATTGGATTATAAAGACGTAACCTTTAAAGGCTATGCATCAACGAATGAATCCATAACAAAAGGAGACAGAATCGGAGATTACTTGAAAAGGGGAGCATTTAAGAAAACTATAAATAATTTTATGCAAAACCCAGTAATGTTAATTGACCATCAAAATAGCGTTAGGGAAATCGCAGGAACTTACACAAAAATCTACGAAGATAAAAATGGATTAATGGTGGAAGGTAAAATTTCTAATTCGCCAGAATTAAAAAACATAAGATTTTTAATTGCAGAAGGTCACTTAAAGACATTAAGCATAGGAGGAATGTTTTTATACGGAGAAGATGGCAAGTCAATAGATGAAGTAAATTTGTATGAAATTTCCTTGGTTGCTATACCAATGAATCCAGACGCTTTATTCAGCGTTAGGAATGTAGATGAAGAATTCTTTTTTAAAAAAATATAAAAATAGTTGACGCATATTGTTAAAACAGAAGATATTCGCAAAATACTTTATATTTCATAACGTAAACAACTAACAAAAATTATTATGAACGAGAAACAGAAGCAAAGATTCTGGGAACTCAAGGGAAAAAAATCCCTTACCGCTTCACAGCGTGAAGAATTGGTTCAACTTGAGGAAAAAGCGCTAAAAGCAGGCTTAGACCTTGAGAACCTTGAACCTGTATCTTCTGATTCCCAATTAACTGAAAACGAACTAGCTGACATTGTTAAGTCTGCCGTAGAAGACCAAGTATTTGGTTTACGTGAGGAGATTCTTGACGAAGTAAAGAAAGCTGGAGGAACTGAAGAGGTTGAAGAGATTGTAAAAAAATACGCTAACAATGTTGACCAAGAAGAACTTCTTGAAAAACTAGGCGAAAAAGTTGCAGGCAATTCAATTAATCAAGATTCTTTAGTAGAGGCTTTCAAGGCAGCAGTTTCTGAATTTAAAACCGACTCAAAAATGGTACATGCAGAAAAATCTGGTGATATTCCTTTGATTGAAATGCCTTATGGTAATTCCAAGGAATCTCTAACTGTTGCTCAAAAGCAACTTCACAACCTTCTAATGAAGAAGAATATCAATCAAGATATTCCTGATTCAAGCTTGAAGATTGCTACTGAAAGAGGAAAAGCTCGTCTTTCTCGCATTGAGCAAGTAGGAAAAGCACTTACTACTGGAGGTTCTGGTTCAGGGCAGGAGCTTTCTTCTGTAAATGTTGACCTTGCAAGTCAGTTGCAAGAAAAACTTTATGCTGAATCTGCATTGGCTAGTCGTTTGATTTCTTCGGAAATTAACATGCCTACCAATCCATTCAAGCTTCCAGTTGTTACTTCTCGTCCTGAGTTTAAGCTTCAAAATGAAGCAAGCTCAAGCTTACCCGCAGCTAATGCTCCTCAAAACATTGCGACTTCTAATGTCACTCTTGACACTTTTAAGCTTGTCGGAATTTCCGAGTATAGTTACGAAGTTGATGAGGATAGCATTCTTGCAATTCTTCCAATCATAACCAATCAGCTTGCCTCTGGCGCCGCAGATTCTTTTGAGAATGCAGTAATCAATGGTGACACAGACGCAACTCACCGTGACGCAGACACAGCTGCCGACCCTGCGAATGTTTCAGCTAAAGCTGTAAATGGAATTCGTAGATATTCAGCAGGTGATGAAGTGACTAATGGTGGTGCAGCATTTGATTCTGATGCAGTTGGAAAAATGCGCGCTAAAATGGGAGCATATGGATTGAATCCTCGTGACCTTGCATTGATTGTATCCATTAAGGATTACAATGCATTGCTCGTACAGGACGAAATTTCTCGTGCTGACAGCTTTGGAAGTGGTTACACATTCGGAAGTGGTACACTCTCTCAAATCTTCGGAATTGACGTTGTTCCTTCCGCAAGAATGCGTACCGACCTTACTTCTGGTGGTGTCAATGCAGCCTCTGCTTCGACATTAGGAGCTGCCGCACTTATTCATGTTCCTTCTTGGTTCGTTGGAGTAAAGCGTGGATTCACAGTGGAAACCGACCAAGACAAGGTTGCACAAGTCAACCAAGTCATTGCATCGTTCCGCAGAGACTTTAAGCCAGTTTTTGCTCCATCCTCTGCTAATGGATTCCATTCAGTTACGATGAAGAACATTCTATAAGATTGGTTTTATCATTTAAAAAAGAGCGTGGTCTTGACAATTAAGACCACGCTCTTTTTATATATAGATATATGAGACTTATAAAAAATAAAAAAGAAGGTGATAATCTTTTTGAAATTACAGAGATTCAATGGATAAAGCAGAGGAAGCATAATAAAAAAAACTTAATACAATATTGTGACCTACCTGAAGTTAAGAATTTAAAACCTTTTACGAAATATAAAAAATTACATTTAATTAATTGGGAAACCGATGAAATTGACATGCGATTAGTTTGTAAGCCTAAACAAGCTCTATGGAAAATCACGCAAGAATTAATTATTCAGAGTGAAATTCAAGACAATAAGAATTGGAAAAACAAAAGAAAAAACAACTTGGTTGCATATATTTTAGAACTTGCATACAATTTAGGTTTATTAAACTCACATTCAAATTTAGCTAAAAATGAAAATTCCAGAAAGAATAAGCAAGAAAAGAGCAAGGATGTTAATCCAGACGGAGATAAAACTGCCCGAAAGAAAAAAGAAACTCCTGAGCCTACTAAATCAAATAGAAGGCGGAGAGTCACTAGACGTAGCGAAACAACTCAAAAAACTAGTGCAGGAGAATAAGCCTACTGCACAATCAAACCCATTTGATGGGAAAATGACTAAAAAAGTTGACCCTAGTCAAATTAATATTGCGTAAGTATGGCGCTTTACCATCCATATTGCTTGGAGTCTGATGTAACTGGACATACCAAAAATTCAGACATTCCAACGTCAACAATTGAGAACTCAATTAATATGGCTTCTCGCATTGTGGAAGAGTATACAAAGAGATTATTCCATTATTATGATTTCAGTAGTACTGCATATAAGGCTCCAAATTTAGATTTTATAGACGGTAAATATATATATCTACCATTTCCTGTAATCAGTTTATCTGAAGTAAAGTGCGATGGAGATGTAATTCCAATTTCAAATGTATCTTTTGCGGAAAAGCCATCTAATTATCAAACAAGAAGTGTTATAGAAATTACACAAACTGTAACTTACGATTTTTTATCACAGGCATCGGAGACAAAAGTAGTAAATGCTGAAATAAAAGGAATATTCGGTTTTCAAGCATTATCAGATTCAGCAGTACCAGATGATATTGCATTTCCAGCAGGAATCAGAAGAGCATGCCTCTTGGCTGCGGCTACATTTACAGAGTTTAATAGAAAAGAACAAGTAACACTTGATGGAGATAGAACAAGTATTGCAGAATATAAAATTCCTGACGAAGCAAAACACATTTTAAATTTTCATAAAAGGAAAGTGATAGTTTAATGCCTTCTGGCACAATATTAACTCCTACCCATGCTCTCACCATGAAGATGCTTGGAGTTGCAAAAAAAAATGCACCTGAAAGGATTAAATTTGCATCAAAGGTAGCATGTACCGCCGCTAGAAATGAACTTCGCTCTAAAACCAAGAAAAGATACTCAGGAACTCTTAGGGAGTCATATGCTGTAAGATTATCTAAAACTGGAGGAACCGAGCATTATGAAGTGTATACAAGCGAAGTTAGGCAATCTAAAATTTCAAATAGGAAAAAATTCAGGCTATACGATTTAGGTCGTAAGGGAATAAAAGCCAAAGGTAAGAAAAAG